CGGCCATTTCCGCTTTTTGTGTTGCAGGATGCTCGGGCAGAGAAACCCCAGGGATCTGCTCCCAGTTCATTTTGCCTTTATCGAGCTGATAATAATCACAGAAGGTAAAACTGATTTCGCCTTCCGGTGGAAGTTCGTTTACAACAGGGAAATTAGTTGCGACCGCTTTGTAATAGTCTTTAAATTTGCGACCGGACTTAAGCAGTAAATAATCCAGGGTGGCATTAGCGGTTTCAAAGTCCTCGCTGCACCATAAAACTGCATCAGGCTGACCAGATTGTTTTTTTGCTCTTCGAACAAGAAATACAGGGTTCGTGTTAGTCATGACACATAATCCTCTTATCGTGTAGACTGGAGGTGCCTGAAAGACACCTCGTATTTACCTGGGGATGTCCGGTTCGCTTTGGTCGGTGAGACCGGACAGGCAGGCCCACTTCGGTGGGCTTTTTAATGGACAGTGATGAATGCACGCTCCATGAAGTTGCGCTTGTGCTGGCGATAGCTGCCGTGCCCGCTCTTTTCACCATCTTTAATTTTCACGGCCAGCAGGCTGATAGCCTCGATAGCGCAGTGCGGACAGTCGAACGAGTCAAGAACATAACCCCCATCAAGTACGACGGTGGTTTCGCCGTTTTCAGTGGTATGAATCAGGCCAGATACTTTCTTGTCGCAGTTGAATAAAGCGATGCTTTTGTTAATTGCTTTCAGATTTAATTCGACTTTTACGATTTCCATAGAATGTTCCTTTTGGTTTATTCAGGGTGTAAGAATCCACGCCAAATAAATGGCGAATTTTTTTCAAATTACAGGGCTGCTAATTACGCTTCGTGTGCCATCTGGTCTTTTTCAGCACACTGTTTTGAGCAATACTCTTTTTCTTTACGGGCAAGATTATTGCCACAAAAATAAAGCAAGGTGCGTTTAACTTCTTTCCCCGCTTCAAAAGGCTTGCGGCAGTATCCGCATTCTTTCTTCATTTCCGCTCCTTACAGGCTTGCCGGGATCTCGCCGTTACGAATAATTCCCTCTACAGGCCAGCACTCACCATTCACGTTTTGCTCGATAGCAGCTGCCTGGCACTGTTGCTGGTTGTCATATACATCGATTACTACATCCTGCGATTCACCGTTGAGGGAGATAACAGTCAGAACCAGTGCAAATAAAGTGTTCATTACGGAGTACCCTTTTGAGCCAGTAAGTAACAAAGCTGGCGGATTCTGACTGTAATCCAGTTGAGGCGAACGGCCTGCAGCTGTGCTGGTTTGCGTGCAAAATCAATCATCTCATCCTCTTTGCCTTGTCGCCGGCCAGCGGAACGTTTCTTTAACCTGATGCGCGTTATTAACTCCACCTCATCCGACTATTCGTATGCCGTCGGCGGCTACTTCGTGGGCTCCATGCCTGAGTGGTTCGTGGTGCGTCTTGGTGAGTTGGATTAAATCACTGGTTTATATCTGTGTCAACTCAAGGTTAATTATAATTGTAAATCTTAGGTTTATATGACTGGTTTTTGTGGTGCGTCTCCCGAATCGCAGGCAAAAAAATCCCGACGCTAAGGTCGGGATCGGGGAGTGCAGGGAAGCAGCTGTGCGGCGAACCTAGTAGGTGAGGGTATAAAAAACCCGGCGCGGCGGCCGGGTTTCGGTAATCAGTTTGTAAGGATAAGGATTCTGTCGGCTAATTTATCAAATTGGCGGTCGAAAAGGTCTCTGCTCGCTTTCATTGTACTTAACGCGTGTCCAAATTGTCCCGCTTCAGCTATTTGTTGATCAGTTAATGAAAAGACGGGAGTGGAATGTCTCTGGCTGATTGCTATAAGCGAGTTAAAGTCAGATATATGCGCCAAATTGTATGCTGGTAAATCTGAATCAGTTTTAGTAAGCGCATCTTGTACCTGTTCACGAGGGATAATGCAATTTAGCTCAATCAATTGCGGAACAAGAACTTTATCTACAGCTTCGCTTATATTATCAATCCATTTTTCAAAAGATTTTGCCGGAGAACCGTTGCGTGGTCGATAACGTTGTTGAATGGTTCCTAAGAATTTCGGGGCATTACCAATTGATCTTGCTGCACTTGCATGTGATTCATTTTGTTCTTTGAAATTACGTATTTCTCGATACCATTTCAATATGTTTGTTGATAGCGAGCTAACAGCCTGCCAACAGAAAAAGTCTGGAGCAGTTGGTACGATAAAGTAATCACTCGACATCAGCATCACTTCATTTAAGCCGCCTACATTCGGGCTTAAATCATACAGAATGTAATCAACTTCGTTATGTGCCGCCACCAGTTGAAGTAATTTAGGGAGGTTTCCAGGTATATTTCGTGTTGCAGGAATGCCTGCCGCAATTTTTAGTGAGACGCTGATTTGAGAATCAAGATCCGACACACTCAAATGACCAGGTAGTAGAAAAAGATTCTCGTTAAGAGTTTTTGTTAGCTTTCCTTTATCTTGCGACAAATATGATTCTGGTTGACCGCCATTAATTAAATAGTCAACAATCGGACCCATGGTTAAATTTTCGCGGCTTTCGTAAAAACTCTCTAGTCCATCATCCATACGCTCAAACCCAAGAACCATTCCGCTTAGGTTACATTGCGAATCGAGATCAACCATTAATACTTTTTTACCCTTACTGGCGAGACTCCAACCCAAGTTGAATGTTGTTGTCGTCTTGCTAACTCCGCCCTTATGGTTAAAAAAACAGATTGATTTAGGCATTGACAGTGAATCCTGTGTGTTTTCTACGAACATAATAATTCCTTTGTATTATACGGTATTATGTTAACAGCACTAAAATTATTAATATTTGTATTTAATCAACCACTTTACCACTTACTGGAAATCAACAATTTCTTACAGACTTAAGCAATCTAATCTTGCTACGACCGAATCAGCCCCTTCATGAACTTCTCATACAGCTCATCCAGCTCCTTCAGGCGGATCGCGAAGATTCGGAGCATGTTCTGTTGCTCTTCCTCCGGCAGCTGGCGATAGAGCTCCAGTAGGCGCTGTTCATCGGGCTTGAGTCCGTCTTTTTCTCCAACGTCCTCACCGAGTAGCCAGGCGACAGAGATGCCAACAGCGTCGGCTATGGCCAGTGCTGATTTTTTACTAATCACGCCTTTTTTGAACCAGCCGTTTACGGCCTGAGGGGTAACTCCAGCTATGCGTGCCATGTCTGCTTTGGTAACGCCGCGATCAGTGATCTCAGTAAGGCGTTCAACCAGTACGAGGTTGGGTTCTTCTTTTCTCATAATGTCATTGTAAATATTTGGTTTATACACACAATAAATCCGTGGTTTGCATAAAGTGTAAATCTGTGGTTTACTTTTGCTGTCTATAAGCAGGAGAAGCACATGTCCGCACTCGATAAAGCAATTAAAGCCGCTGGTTCAGCCAGAAAGCTCAGCATCGCGCTTGGTGTGACGAGTATGTCCGTAAGTCATTGGAAGAATCGTGACCAAGGGATCGTACCGCCAAACTACATCTTCCCCATTTTCGAAATGACCGGCGTAACTCCCCACGAACTGCGCCCAGACCTCTACCCAAATCCCACTGACGGTTTACCAAAGTAGGAGTACTGACCATGCAAACGGTAGGTTTTCATGATGATAGCAGGGGGCTGTCCGCTCCGCTGAGATCAAATTATCAAGGCGTTCCGCGCAATAACTGTAAGCTCAACCATATTCGGGAAGCAGTGAAGGCATGGAACCGGGCCACTCCAGGTTCTGCTCAGCTACACATCTCGCAGCTGGTGGCCAAGGAGTGGATAGCACGCGGCGGTCGCGGCCTGTTACTGGCAGGTTCAGAGCACAATACTAAGCAGAATTTTTTCCGGATGATTAACGATCCCGGCCCGAAGAACGACAAAAACCTGCTGCAGCTTATCCCGATCATCACCGATGTTATGGCCCGTGATAACGAAGAAGTGGCGCGCCGGTTCGGTCTTATCAGTGGAAAGACGAAGGCCGAGCGTATTGCCGAAGCGATGAAAGAATGCGCTGAAGCAAAGCAGGCTGTCCTGCTCAACGTACCGGAGCACCAGAAGTTAAAGGAGGTCAGTGAGGGTATTGCGTCGCTATTCAAGTTGATGCCGGAGCAAACCGGGTCGCTGATGACGATCGTCACGTCAATGTTGGGAGCTATGTGAAGAGTTTAAAAATGGTGAAGACCGTTGTGCGCGAACACAGCCGGTCTTCGAGTGCAATTACCGACAGCAACTGCGAGGTCATTATGACAAACGCTTATTTAAAACACCAGGCGAAAGGGGCATAGCTATGTCAAATGTCGCTTACGCTGATTTTGCGGCACGTACTGCCGCCAGGAGCAACAGGATGGAGAACCAGAAGACCGGTTTCATCCCGTTGTACCGGAGTGTACTGAAGCAGTCCTGGGCGAAGGACGTATATCTTCGCACCCTATGGGAAAACCTGCTTCTTACTGCTGCGAGACAGCCCTATACGGCTAACTTTAAGGGCCGTCAGTGGCCATTGCAGACCGGACAACTGGTGACCACCACAGCCGATCTGGGGCTGGATTTATGCGACCGGAACGGGGAACCCACCAGCCGTCACGCAGTGGATCGTATGCTCGCCTTTTTTGAGAAAGAAGGGATGATCGCCACAGCCGGAGAACGCCGGAAAGGCACGGTGATCACCATCACGAACTATGCGCTTTATGCTCAAAAAATGGACGATTTACCCGCGCATAACGCCGCGCATAACAGCGAGCATTTCCCCGCGCATAACGAATCCAGTAACGGCGCGGCTTCGGAGGGTAGTGCCGCGCATAACCCCGAGCATAAGGGCGCGCTTAAGCCCGCGCATCATGAACAAGAAGTAATATTAAATACTAACGTATTTAATGATCGTCAGAAAAAAACCAAATCTCTTCCTGATGCTGCAGTTCAGACCCCCGCAGGTGACAAGTGGGGTACCGCTGAAGATCTGCAGTGCGCAGAGTGGATGCTCGCCCTGCGCAACATCACAAAGCCTTCAATGAAAAAACCGAACCTGACCTCCTGGGCGAATGACATCCGCATGATGCGCCAGCTCGATGGCCGCACGCATCGCGAAATTTGCCAGCTGTTCAAATGGGCTGCGCAGGATTCGTTCTGGCACAAAAATATCCTTTCGCCCGCCAAACTGCGCAAGCAGTGGGATACCCTGGCGCTGCACCGCGAGGATGTTAGCCGCAAGCCTGCCAACGACGCACCGGCCAGTGACGCGCACTGGAACAGCCCTGAAGCATGGGAGAATTTCATATGAACCACGAATTGTTTCAGGCCGTACAGAGCCGCGACGGCGAAATGCTGGCCCGCATGGCGGGCGGTAACCGGGATCAGGCCAAAGTCATCAACAGCGATGCCGAGCGCATGGTGGATCTCCTGTTCATCCAACTCAAGCAAGTTTTTCCGGCATCCACGCAGACCAACCTGCGAAGCGAAGCGGATGAGCGTACGGCCAAACAGCAGTGGATCGCCACGTTCGCCGAAAATGGCATCCGCAGCCGCGAGCAACTGGTGGCCGGAATGCAGAAAGCGCGTGCCAGCGTGTCACCGTTCTGGCCTTCGCCGGGGCAGTTTGTCGCCTGGTGCCGTGAGGGCAAGGGTCTGCTCGGCGTGAGTCCGGCGGATGTCATGACCGAATTCTGGAAGTGGCGGAAGCTCGTTTTCAAATACCCCACCAGTGAGCAATACCCGTGGCCACAGCCACTGCTGTATCACGTTTGTCTGGAGCTGCGCCGCCGGGGTGTTGATCGCCAGATGAACGAGAAAGAGCTGCTCAGCGAAGCCGGGCTCCTGCTGGCGCACTGGGAAAAGCGTGTTGCCGAAGGTAAGCCAATCCCGCCTGTTCGTCGCGCGCTGGCAGCGCCGCATAAGGAGCGGGGGCCGACACCCGCAGAAATGCTGATGGCCGAGTATAAGCGCCGCCAGGCGCAGGGGAGGGTTTGACCGTGTGCAATCGCTTAAAACCGAAGCAAAAGGCCATTGTGGAGTTCATCGAAGCAAACGGCCTGGCTACGCCCCGCCAGATCCGTAAGCTGCTTGGCTGCGACATCCGTGAGGCCTACGACCGTCTCAAGCGGCTGGGTATGGCCGGGATCGTCAAAAATATCGGCAAACCGAAGCATCTGGAATACCAGCTGGTGCAGCGCTGGCAGGAAAAAATCAAGCAGCCGAAGCCGCGGATACCAGCAGCGCCATCAGCGGCCGATGTATGCCGCCAGAACTGGCAGTGCTACGAAATTCATAAAATTTTTGGGAGTGCGCGGGCATGAGTGAATCACTTAACAACAAAGAGCTGATCGCGGTTGGCCATGAGTTTGCGAAGGCAATGACCAGCGACACGCGATCATCGAAATCGCAAAAATGATGTCTCGCCTGGCCGAACGCCTAGACTGTACAACGGCTGCGCTGCGTGAAACGGCCAAACAGCGTGATGCGCTGGCGTCCCTGCAGCAGCAAGATATCACCAAGGCGCTGGATGAATGCGCTGAATATCTCGACACGGACTGCATCATGGAGTCGAACGGCATTAGCTACGAAGTTGCTGCTCAAAGACAAGTAGGTGCAAAGGCTCTTCATGAAGTGTTTATGGGTCTTAGCCGAAAGGAGCTTGCTGCATGAACATTACCGATCCGCTCCTGCAATAAGCCACCAGCCGCATCATAGAGCTGGAGCGCCTGCCGCTGGTGGATGTGCCGGAAACAGTCTGGCCTGCCAAGGTTGGACTGGTTTACGCATAGGTTGAAAGCGCCGGAGATCTTCTGGTGCACCACCAGCGTCGCCTGAAGCATCACATCAACCGGATGTGGCTGGAGAAAATGCCGGTATCGTTAGTTATCGCTGCTTACGTGATGCGGTGCGGGTAATTGCTTGACCCATACTCTGGCTAAGTTACTGATATGGTTCAAGAAACCCATGGAGAGACGAAAAGCATATTTTCTTGGACAGAGATAGTTTTTTCCTTGCAAAAACTGGTTTTTGGTTAACATTATGCTGTTTTATGTTTACATAAAATGGTCTATGATTTACATGTGTACAAAAGGGATGGCTCTTATTGAAGTCATCAATATATCCGGAAAAGGTATGAAAGTGTTAGTTGACGATATTGTTGCTCTTATTGAAGCGTCTTTAGATGCAAACTATTCTGAAGTACGTAGTGTGAGCAATCGAATTGCCAAATCTATAAGTACCGATAATTTGGATGGTGCCAAAAAAATAAAATCTGTTTTGCGACGCAAAGGGGTGCCGTTACGTAGTTCAGGTTACAGTGATAGCCTACCCGTTGATCCAAAATCAAGAATGCCATTGGTAGAAGAACATCAATGGCCTGTTACACCTCTTTTCTTAGAGGAAAGCGAGCAAGAAACTTTCAACACATTTGTTGCAAGTGTTAAACATCAAGACAAGCTGATTGCAAATGGTCTAGTTGGAAAGCTGGGTTTATTGTTATCTGGACCACCGGGAACAGGTAAGACCTTGATTGCTGGACATATTGCTTCTCAACTTAATAGACCATTATATGTTGTGAGATTAGATTCTGTGATTTCTTCTCTGCTTGGTGATACGGCGAAGAATTTAAGGCAGATCTTTGATTTCGTTCCTTCAAAGAATGGGGTTTTATTTCTTG